AGCGTGGTGGCCTATCCACGCTTTAAGGACGCTGTGCCGAGTGAGGCTGAGATTTTACAGGTCAAGCAGCAAGGTTATCGAGAATATTATTTGGAGCAAGTTCACGCCGTGGCCGACCTAAAAATGTATGATAATTTTGGTAAAAACGGCTGGACGACCGATTTGGCGCGGCAAACCAACCATGAACTGATGCCAATCATCATCAAAGCCGTCATGTTGGGCTGGCTCGCGTCGGTTTGGAAACTTGAGGCAAAGCGGTGAGAGTGCGCATCATCGCTGGGGAATTTGGCGGACGATTTATCCAAACCCCGCCAGGCTCAACGACACACCCCATGGGTGAGCGAGTCCGTTCGGCAATGTTCAATTCGCTGGGCGAAACCGTGCGTGGTGCACGGGTGCTGGATGCTTTTGCGGGTTCTGGCGCCATTGGATTGGAAGCGCTCAGTCGCGGTGCCGAGTCGGTGGTTTTTGTAGAACGAGGCCGGGTCGCGCAGCGCGTTATCGCCGAAAACATAGCCAATTTGGGCGTCAATGAACAATCTATTGTAATAAAAACAACGATATCAAATTGGTTGGAAAGCATGAGCGTAACAGAGAAGTTCGATATTATTTTTGCCGATCCACCATATCACAATCCTCAGTTTTCCACAGTTTCGCGACTAATGGGGCTTCTCAAACCAGGTGGATGTATGATATTATCACACCCAGGAATAGGTGAGGTGCCAGTTCAAAACGGAATTGTTGTGGTGGACAATCGTAGTTATGGGGAGGCGCACCTCACCAAGTTCCTACGATCAAAGTAGAGCGTAACCTTTCAAGATCCTGACGTTAGTCGGGATCTTTTGTTGTATAGCAGAACCCGCTGGAGGTAGATGGCCAGCGGGTTCTTCTGTTTGAAGAGGTTAGCAATATGACATTGATAACCTCTTGTAGACAGAATAACTACACTGGTCACGATTGGCGTGATGTTTATCTTACGGCCTAACAATAGCGAGAATAGAGGTGACGGAGAAGATAAACAAAATGCTCATGTGAATAAGCCAGAAAATGATCTTTAACAACTTAGTCGCGAAAACATCATACATAGTTAAGTGCTGTACAGGTGCGTGCTTTTGGAGCCTCTTTCAAGTAGTAATTTGGAATATACAACCACACGCACCCATCTGCGCAGTACTTAACGTTTTAACATAAACAGGAGAAAACAAATGCAAAAGAAAAATATTAACTGGAAGCAACTTTTTGAAAAAGCAAAGTCAATACTACTAATTATTCTCATTACAGCCGCCGTTGCCTTTTATGCCGGCATACACTACCAGACGAATAAATCAGCAGAAATTGACAGCAAGATCAAGCAAGCGACTTCACAGTCAAAACAGTAGCTCGGAAACGTGCAGCTATTTCCGAGAATAAGCAAATTGCTGCAAAGCCAGACTCTAAAGTCGAACCAACCGTGCCGCAACCAAAACAAGCTGCGGTATCGGGCTGCGAATTGGTTCGACAAGAGCTGGTCAAATATCCAAAATGGAATATACGCATAATGATGGCTATCGCCAGAGCAGAGAATAGAAATTGCGATCCGCTAAAACATAACCTAACTAATACCGAAAATCACGGAGTGTGTATTGGCAGTTACGGTGTACTTCAAGTGGCTTGTGTACATTTTCGACCTGGTGAAGATAGAAATGATACGGCAACAGTCGTAAAGGTTGCATATCGTGTCTGGCAGTCAGGAGGGTATAAGCCATGGAGCACATTCACTAACGGAAGCTATAGGGAGTATTTACATGGATAACCAAGAATGTAAATCGCTACTTGATGACATACCTCTTTACTATGAAAGACTAGATAGTGATGATTATGTACTCAGAAGAATTCGTAATTGGCGAGCGCGATTGAAGCGCCGCAAAGAGAGGAGGGCACAACGTCGTGGTTTACGTAAAAATAAATCATAAGAAGTTTGACATGAATGATGTGCGATCTGTCGCATCTTGTCCTGATTGTCAGTCAAAACACTTAATGCTTTCCCTTGGACGGCTCACCTGTCGTAACTGCGGTGCTGAGATTGGTAGAATTGGCAAAACGAACAAATACGGTGCAAAACGCACTGAGATGAATGGTAAGATCTACGATTCAAAGTTTGAAGCGCAAGTAGCTGCTGAGCTAGATATCGAGAAGAAGCTAGGCCAGATAAAAGACTACGACACTCAATATCGAATTGAGGGTTGGGTATATGACGAAAACGGCAATAAAGCATTTCCGTATCGCCACAAAGTAGACTTTAGAATCCACAACTTGGACGGATCGTTCACCTTACGAGAAGCCAAGGGCATTGAAACTGACGACTATAAGTGGCGTCGAAAGATATTGGAGAATGTTTGGCTACCAGCTCATCCAGACTATACGTACGAGGTAGTGTTTCAAAGAGGTAATAAGCGAGCCCGTAAGAAAGGGGGTGTATGACATCCGCACAAAAAGAAAGATTGATACTTAGGCTAGAAAACCTATATGACAGCATGGGTAATACAGTGGATATACTCGTCTCCCACAGGGACGAGGTCCCGGAAGTTGATCAATGGGTAGATGACCTGGAGTCGGATATGGGAATCCTCACTGAGTGGATCAATTTTCTTCGCGACTACGACAACTAATGACCTGGTGCCTAATTCTATGCTTTGCCCTATTTTCATAGAATGTTGATCGGTTAAATGACTAGATGCCATCCACATCTTTAATAAACTTTAAATTCTAGTAACAGCCAGGCCCTACCCTAAATACATTAAACGAAACTAATCGTGATATCTAACACGAGGAGAAATGATTTATGAAAGAACCAGTAGCAGAAGTGAACATTAAAGTGTTCAAAGAAAAAAACAAAGGATATTGCAGTGAAAACACTATTCGTTGTGAGTCTAACGACCCAGACACAGTTTTAGCGGTTATGAAGGCTTTTGATATTTTGCAGAAAGAGTTTATTACAAAAATGACAAAAGAACTCATAAAGGATGTGCTGGAGGAGATATCAAAAGATGACTAGTAAAGAACAAGAATTAAAGCAATTCGCGTCTGATTTAGTAACGAATTCAAGCAATGGTCTACTGTTAGACTACTGCAAACTTATTGGTGATGACTTTGAGATTAGGTTTCTTACGCCCGAAAAAAGTGGAATAACTATTAGGCTAAAAAGCGATCAGGACATAAGCAGCCTGAAGATTGAGCTAGCAATTAAACTAGTATTGTTAGGATTACATCATGAAGCAGTATAAGCTCCTTAAAGATTTACCATACGCAAAAGCTGGTGAGGTGTTTGAAAGGACAACCCATAAGAGCGAGGACGGTCTGTCCGACTATGATTATCTTGAAATCAGAAAACGAGTAAGTGTTGGAGAAGATGAAACTCATTTTGGCATTCAATATAATTATTTTCTTAATAATTTTAACGAGTGGTTTGAGGAAATCGAAGAGTCAACAGACAGTATTCACTGGAAGCCTAAGCAAGATGAAAAGATTTGGTATCTTGATGAGAATGGTGCGCCAGAGCAACATAAAGATTTGTCTATTCTAGGTTGTGAGATAGAAGTGGACGGCGTTGAACTAAACTTGGATGAGTATAGAGACCCGTCAGGTACAGATAAAAGATAAATGTACCCTACGGGGAAAAGAAAGGAGAAATAATGTCAGCAAAGAATTTTAAGGTTGGCGATAAGGTCAAAGTTCGTAGAGACCTTATCATAGGTAAGTTCTATGGCAATGTGCGTTGTAATAATTCCATGGAGAGGATGGTTGGTAAAGTATTCACAATAAGAAATGTTGATGAACAATATTATAAAGTTACAGAGAACGAGTGGAACTGGAGCGATGGAATGCTAGAGCCTGTTGAGAAAACCCTAGACGATCTTTGTGCTGGAGATTTTATTAAGTCTGGCAGCGGTATAAGAAAAATTTTAGCGGCAGTTGATGGCTGTTATTTATTGAGCTACATCGGAGAATATACCGCTACGGGTGCCTGGTGTACAGTTGACGAGCTCAAAGAGGCTGGTTATAGCTTTATTGAATTAGACACTCCAGAGCCCACAATCGAAATAGGTGGTAAGAAGTACAAAAAGGCTGAGGTTGAGAAGGTAATTAAAGACCTAGAGCCGATTGAATAGAAAGGATACGATATGAAAGGTGAAGTACTTGTATATATAGAGGGAACGGAGGATGGTTATGAGTTATACGGCAAAGACGTAGAATCGGCTTGCAGCCTGTATTACGGCCTAGAAGAACGTCCGATCTATATTGACCGTCCCGATGGTTTAGTTAAAGTTGTTGTTAGAAAGTTGGATATGTTAATAGAAGCTATTCTCGACACTCATAAGTATAGAGAAGAGAGACTTGAATCTTTCTACGAAAACACACGAGTAAAGGAATGGCGGGACGCGAGAGACCGACGAGTTCTATTGGGTGCGCTTATAAATAGAAACTACGAAGGTGACAGAATAGCCGGTTTGATCGGCTGGCTAGAATCCAGAAGGGCTATCAGCTGGAACGACAGAGATACTAAAGTCGTGCCCTATAAATTAAACGATAATTTGATATTAATCTTTTCCTAGGAGATTCAATAATGAAACGTAAAATACTCATGACAATCTGTATCATCGGTATGATATCTGGTGCAGCTTCAGTGATATTTACTGCTATGGCTAAGCAATACACTGGATCAATATTCTATTTAATACTATTTTTCATTAACGCGGTTGGATTTTATGCCGCAAAGGAGGAAAAATAGTAGCCCCGTTAGATACAAATTCCTAAAACATGTATTCTACGGGATACATAAACACTATTAACCAATGACCTACCATATGTCAAAAACTGGGTGAACATTAACATATTCAAGTGCAGAATGCTGGCGATAAGGCGGTCCTTTTCATGGTTATGCCAAACCAGAACCCGTTGCAACGGCGCCGCAAGAGCACAAAGAGGGAAACCCGAGTATACGCATCGTATCTTTGAAAAATGCTCTGTCGCTGGCATTCTGCACTTGAATGGACATTAACAATTCAACCGCATAACTGGGCAGATGATATGCACATTTCACCTCTTTCCATCTTGCGAGCCATCTCGGCACGTACGGTGATTAAAAAATAGTGGAACGTCATTCGAGTTTTTTGGTTTTTGTTTTCTCTTATGTGACGTGTATCGTCTGTTCAACTGGTAGCACGAGTATTCCAAAATGACCAACGCCGTAGAGGCGCAATTGTTGCATCGCTCGTGCTATCAACTGGCAACATCATCAAAACAAACTAACCATATTAGTGCTTTACGAATGGTGTTGCTAATTGGCTATATAAGCAGTGAACTAGCAGTCGCTAGTTGCTCATCGCAGTAAGTGCAGCTTCCTAACCTGTATTAGCTGATAACGGGCAGATGTAAATTAAGTCCCGTGTGAGTTTTTTCCTAGCTGCTTATATAGCCAACCAGTTATGCGGTTGAAGATAAGAATAATAAGGAGAACTTATTCATGAAAGTAAATAACAACAGCAACGGCATCGGTTTTGTCGGTGCGCTAACTATCGCATTTGTCGTACTTAAATTAATGAAGATTATTGATTGGTCGTGGTGGTGGGTATTATCACCATTGTGGATATCTGCGCTTGTGGTGATAGTCGTGATTGCTGTAGTTTTCTTGGTTATTTGGGTAACTAAAAGAGGATAAATTGTCGAATGCCAATAAACTACACAATTTCGTGTATATAAGGAAAGGATAGTATGGGTTTTAGTATAACAATACAAGTAGATGAAAATTCTAGTATGTACTTATCAAACGGCTACGGAGATTTTTCGGTCGGTCCTCTTAATAGACTAGCTCGTAAATATCAGAGTACAGGTTTTCATAATGACGAGGATTTTGAGGTCAAGATAGATAATGTGGATGACCTTGCAGATGCACTAGCTGAAACTCAACAGGATGCCGAAAAAGCGCTTGGTGATAGAGTATGGAACTTAAAGCCCGATGTGCTGTACAGTCAAGACCCACAACAGTATATAAGAGAGCAGATACTACATGATGATGGTTGTTATGCTCTAGTCCTTGGTAGAGTATTTGACTATTTATTCAGACAAGATTGCCTTGAATTTGATCATAGCACCAAAAGCGGCTACAGGCTCAAAGACGGTAAAAAGATTACTTTAAGAGGTAGCTAAGATAGAGCCAAGCTAGCTACGCAGAATCTTATAGGTAAGGAGTTAAAAAATGGTTACACTGTACACATTCGACCTTTGCAAACAGCTGCATGAGCTGAAGCCTGGGTGGACACCGGAGGATAGGCTATTTATCCGGCGCAAGGGCGATAATCCAGAAATTGTCAAAGATCCTAAATTTGTCTATCGGGTTGATCAAGCGCCGAGATTTACGGTTGACTATCTGCTGGAGAAGTTACCGAACCGCATTACTAATAGTTGCTGTTCTGGCGTATTGACGCTCATCGCCGATAAACCAAACATATTCAAAAACGGTTGGATGGTGGGCTACATCGACGACACAGGCCAGCCAATGCAGGGCAATCTGTACGCTATTGGGAAAACTGCACTGGACGCGGTATTGCAGCTGGCTATCGAGATGGCTGAAAGCGAGGAGATCTAACCATGTGGCCATCATGCGAAAAATGCGGCAGGCTCTGCGTGAGGTTTGACGACAAGCTGTGTGTGCTTCATAAAGCTGATCGCGGCGACTACATCAGGTCAAGACGCGGCACTCGCCGTAAAAAAGCCAAGCGGGTCGAGCCGGAGAACGTCAAGCCAGTATTTCCGTGGTCGACAAGGGACGGATACTTCAATGGCGACATGTTTGAAGACTGGCTCAATTCAAAGCTCGATCCTGACGATCCATACTTTAAGCTGCAGCGAATGATTAAAGCCAGAGAGACAGCCATTTATAGCCAGTTCGTAGATGAAGCTACCAGGATATTAAAAAAATCAGTGCTGGATAGAGGGAGGGTCTAATATGGAAACATTTGAACTATGCAAGAGATTATATGAACTAAAACCTGATTGGCAGCCGATCGGTAGTTGTGCCATTAAATACAAAGGGCAAGACCCACAAATATATCATGACGATGTGCCATTAAAATACTATGATGGTACGCCGAAATATACGATTGAATACTTACTAGAGAAGTTACCACAATCGATCAGCACCGATATCGATTCTGGTCTTGGCATATTATTCTTAGAAAGCACCCATATCGAGTTCAATACTAAGTGGGCAATAAGCTATAAAGACATTGAGGGCTATCCATATGACGATAGTCTGGTTTGTCGCGCAGATAAACCGTTAATTGCTGTATTGGAACTAGCCATAGCAATGGCAGAAAAGGGGTTGGTATAATCCATGGCAATGAGAATAGATGACACAGACGTGATAGATAGACCAACTCCTGCTCCTGTTCGAGTGATTATATCGTTATTAGTTATGATGGCACTTATATTTCTCATCGGTAAAGCGATAAAAGACGACCCATTCCTATCTGGTACTGAGATTTGTCAAAAACATTTTGGTAAAGACTATGCCTATCAAAGTGGGTATCACAGTGCAAGCTTCTGTGTAGACAGCTCAGGCATCCCAAAATACCCCAAAACCTGGCGCGAAAAGAAGCACTCAAAGGAGGATAGATAATGGGTTATAAATTATCAAAAGTAGAAGTGTTAATCCTGGCGACTGGAGTGCTAATACTTATTTCTTGTGTGGTGGCTTTAACTATTCTTGGCATAAATGATATGGTTAACGACCGTCAAATCAGAGACGTCAAGGCTCGCTGCAAAACAGTTGGTGGCGAGATGGGCTACTCGAAATGCTACAAAAATGGAAAGGAAATCTAAATGAAAATTATAGCAGAAAATCCAGCTGAAGAAGCTCTACTGTGGCGCATTAAAGCACTGAGCGATGAGGTAGTACGTCAAGACAACCGATACACTAGTATGCCGGTGTGGACGATCCTAGATAATAATAAAGCTGGCAAAGATTATGGCGCGGTCATGTACTTTACTGGCAAAGCCGCTGAGCGGCACATCGAGGAGAACGATCATCATTACGATAATCCAACGACATGCATTCGTAGCGCTCACGACAACCGAGAACTGAAAGATGTTATTCATTTACTCATTTTAGCTGGTGGTAACGAAATACCAAGTAACCATTATGGAGTTTTGAGAGATGCGTGATATTAAATTCCGCGCTTGGGATATCCTAGAAAAAAGAATGCGCAAAGTCGTGTCTCTGCATTGGCGAGATGGCAAACTTGTATCAGCTACGCTTGAGGGTGATAATGAGCCAATTCCGATTGAAGGACGGTTGGTGATTAAGCAATACACGGGGGTGAAAGACAAGAATGGTACAAAGGTTTACGGGGGCGACATAATAAAGGTTGAGAGAGATTCACTAATCTATCGAGTGGAATGGATTTACACCGGATTTGCTCTTGAACCTCGGTATAATTCACCGTTCTATCCGATATTAGGTAATGTTGAATTAAGGAGCAGAATTGAAGTCATTGGCAATATACACGAAAACCCTGAACTAATAGAGGAGAGGTAATGACGGACAAAGAATTGAAAACTCGAATTAAGTTTATTGTAGACAGGCTATCTTTTGAGATTGGCGATTTAACCCTGATGTACGAGCATAAACAAGTCGATCCAGAAGACTTTTACAAAGAAGTCAAACACGCAAAGAACGACTCTGTTAAAAATATCATGAATCTGATTAGAGAACATGAGCAGTTGCTGGAGGAGAAATGAAACAAGTATTATCTGATGAACAGCTAGAAAAGATTGTTCGTGATTGTTTTGGATGTGTCGCTTATCGCCAAATGACAGCTAATGAGAATATCAAGAAGTTCTACCAGATGGATGATAAGGCGTCAATCGATGTTGATGATCTCATCAAATGGCTGGTCCAACTTGTAAACGAAGAGAAGCAAAAAGCCAAAATTGAAGCCCTCAATCATGCTCTAGAATATATGGGGCAATTCCCAGATTTTAATTTAGCTAATATGTATGAATATATTAAGGATAAGGAGCAGGAGATAATAGAATAATGGCATATCAAATTGAAATCATACAAACTAGAAAGGCTGTTATAAGCGCAGCCACCTCAAATGAATTTGAAGCTTTAGATTTCGCTCATAGATTTATACGAAATCTTGATAACATTAATCGGCTCGATTTTAAGTCTACAAAATATGAGGTTGGGGACGCTATAGAGTGTGTAGTAAAAGAAACTGGAGATGGATCAATTAAGATCATCGAAAAGGATTCTGAGGATAGCAATGAATAACGATCAAAAATCCCCTATCCAGTGCAACAAGTGTCGTAAATGGATAGAATACAACTACTCCTCTGGCTACAGTCATCGCTGCAGTGGACGCACAGAAGAGATCCGTAGAGCTGCGCATAAAATGTTTTACTCTATAAACTCTCTTCAAAATCGTGATGCTCATTTTTTTGGAATGTATAATCTTGCTGACGATTTAGATTCTGCAAGCGTAGTGTATAACCCAACAGCTAATAAACTATCAAGAAATGATGTATACGGCTATGGTCATGCTTGCCCTGTGTATCTAAAGGAGATAAACCAGCAGATTGACAAGATGTACAATCCCTATACTGCAACCTCAGAAGAGCGACGAATAAGGCGTGATTTACGTGATTATGCTAACGCTATATACCACCCAGTATAAACATATCTAGCCAAAAATTTAGGTAAGATATGAAAAAAGACGGCTAAAAGTTAAACTGTCTCGTCAAGAGACACCGCAGTGAGATTATAATATTTACAATGCTCATGCTTTCCTGTATAATATAAGGCGATAAGAGGTCCTTTAGCAGTATATTCCTTGCGAGGAATTTTTAATGGCAAAAACAGCCGCTAAAGATAAACCTAAATCTCCCAAGACACCGCCAAAGAAAACGCCCAAAAAGAACGGGCGTCCTTCAAAGTATACCAATAAACTAGCTGATAAGATTTGTCAAATGATTGCTCAAGGGCAATCGGTCCGTTCTATTTGTGCAAAAAAGGACATGATCTCTATGCAGACGTTTTTCCGCTGGCTGCGAGAAAATGATAAGTTTCGTGAGCAATACGCGCGTGCGTGTGAGGAGCGGTCATATATGCACGCCGAAGACATTATTGAGATTGCCGACAACGCTACTAATGACTATATGGAAAAGCTTGAGGGTGATGGCTATATATTCAACAGCGAAAACGTTCAGCGGTCACGTCTGCGGATTGATACGCGTAAATGGTTGATGTCTAAGCTAAATCCAAAAGTCTATGGCGACAAACTAGACATGACGACAAACGGTAATGACATAGGAGTGACGCTGAGTGCAAGCCAAGCCGAGCAGCTGCTTAACGCCAGAGCAAACAGTCGGGATTCTTAGGGAGATTGCCGAGAATGGTTCGTTTGCTGAGTACTGTATTGCTATTGATCCGAAATACCAGCTAAAGTGGTTTCACGCCGAAATCGCAAAGAAATTAGAACAAGGATTTCATCGGCTGATGGCGGGCGAAGATGTACGCCTGATAATCACGATGCCTCCGCGTCACGGTAAGAGTGCAATGGCCACGCAGAAATTTACGTCGTGGGTTTTAGGCAAAGCTCCGGACATACCAATTGCGGTGACGTCATATAATGCCGATTTGGCAACTGATTTTGGACAGAATACTAGGGAGATCATGAAATCTAATGTATACAGAGCGATGTTTCCAACACGCCTGCGTCCAGATTCTCAAGCCAAAGGTCGCTGGATTACCAAAGAGGGCGGTGCATACACGGCAGTTGGTGTTGGCGGTGCTTTGACAGGAAGAGGACTAAAGATCGGTATCATTGACGATCCATTCAAAAATGACGAAGAGGCAAATAGCCCCGTTATACGTGATGCTCGCTATTCTTGGTATCGCTCGACATTTGCAACTCGTGAAGAGGGAAATTCCATGGTAGTGTTGATATTGACGCGTTGGCATGAGGACGACTTGGCGGGCAGGATATTGTCCGCCGCCGCTGAGGCTAAGAAAAGAGGTGAGCCGCATGACGATTGGGAGGTGATTGAATTCAAGGCTATTGCCGAAAAAGATGACGAGCATCGTAAAAAGGGAGAGGCTCTTTGGCCAGAAAAATTTTCAATCGAAAAGCTACGGAAGAAACAGACAGAGATAGGCAGCTATGCATTTTCGTCACTTTATCAGCAAAGCCCAATTAATGAACAGAACCGCAAGTTCAAGCAATCATGGTACAAATATCGCGAATTCAGTAACGTCTTACAGCGTGATACCTACAACGTCATGACAATCGATCCGCGTGGCAAAGATGACATTGACCAAGGTACTGACTACATCGGCATCACCCTCAACTTTATCGACCGCGAAGGCAAATGGAACGTGATATGTTACCGCACGAAGCTATCTGCCACTGACCTAGTCGACCTTATGTTTACGAATTGGAAGCGGTACAACTTACATAAAATCGGGATCGAGGATAACCAGTTCACTCAAGCTCTGAAGTCTGTCTGGGAAGAGGAGATGGTGCGTCGTGGTGTCTATATGGATGTCGAGCTACTAAAGCACGGCGGACACAGTAAGGCGTTACGAATCGAAGCTCTAGTCCCACGATACGAACGTGGCGGCATTTACCACATTAAGCACGGTGATACGAATTTCTGCAAAGACCTAGAGGGCGAACTCAGTATGTTTCCAAAAGCCACTAACGATGATGCAAGCGATTCATTGGCGTATCAAGTACAGCTGGCTCAACGCCCAGAGGACGACGTCGGTAATGGCGAGGTATACAATCAATCACTTACAGATAGAGACATAACAGCAACATGGAATTAAGGAGGGAGTTGTGAAAACAATCGAGCCAGCAAATCATCAAGTCTTTGCAAAGAGAATCGAAGCATCAGAGCAGACAGCTAGTGGTATATTTGTACCTAAGAATGCGGTAGACAACCTATCTCAGGCGGAAGTTATTAATGTCGGTGCTTTGGTTAAAGATTTTAAGCAACATGATCAGATTATTTATCGAGAGTATGCAGCGACAGAGACGAAGCTTAATGATAATGAATATCTGTTGATATCAGATGAAGATATTCTAGGCAAAATAATCGAGGTGGAGGGTTAGTGTGAAAAAGTTCGTACCAGAGTTCGGCAAAGTTAAAGAGAAGCAGCAACTAGATGACAATACTACAGTTGAGGTTGAAAATAATTATCAAAATCACAACATCATTGGAACAAAACTACATTATGAGGAACGCTTCCGTGTTGGATCTATGGCTGAGGCACGAGATAAAGTTGACGAACTCACTATGAGGATTGAGAAGGATGAAGGCTTAATCAACCCATCAATACAATATGATGGCAGGGCCAAGATGGTGTATAAAGGCTCATTTGATGTCGTCTTTAAATACACAAAGCTTGGAGCGCAACGGAATATTTCCCAATAAACATAATTGTGATATAATACAAGCGTAAACCACTGAAAACAACCAGAGTTTACTGCAAATAACAGTAATCTTTGGAGTAATCAGTGGCTTTTTCTTTTCTAACAGAGAAAAACATCTTTGACCTATACGGTACTGCTAAAGAGCAGACCGAACTGCTGACCGAGCCGTTTTCGGAGTTTTCTCGTATTGCCCGAAATAAGCCACACCCGAAAATCCCGAAGGCATTTCCGAAGACTACCGACGGCACAGCATCTTCAATCATCATCAAATCGCCGCGACGCACGATTCAGCAGCTACCAACCGGCGTCGTTAGTACTGTCGATGAGAACAGTCCATGGCCGATTATCGCCGAGTTTGCCTACCTAGAGAATATTCTACCGAACGCCAACACCGAATACGACTTGATTCATAAAAGCTGGATGACAGTAGAGGGCGGCCAGACGTTTGGCTCGGTAGCGGTATACACACCAATGCTATATAACGACGATGAGCTCCTGCCAGACTACCTGATCGTATCGTGGCGGGACATCTTCCTTCAGCCAGGTAAGAAATCTGCTAGCGATTGCAGCTATGTATTCATGCGTTCATGGTGGCAAGAGGCTGATGTCGAGCAGCTTATTGACGCTGAAAAAGAACGCCGCCGCAAAGCTGAGGAAGAGAGTGCAGAATATGAGCCGTCGTGGGATTTGGAAGCCCTAGAGGAAATCAAGGATGCCATCATTAGCAAGGACGACAAAGCACAGAACGAAGCTGAACAGGAACGGTCGCTTGACCCGTCAGGTATTGAAATTGTGACCGGTTTTCAGGTTGGTGTTGGTGCAACGTTCTACACCTTCAATCCAGCAACTGAAAAGATTGTGCGACGTAAGCAAAATAAAGACCCACGCGGCAAGATGCCTATTTCTTGGTATTTCTATGACGCCGATGGTGCAAACCCGCTAGGGCGCAGCGTACTGGAGCTTATCGGTCCCTTGCAGAACCTCATCGACGGCGATATGCAGGCTTACCAGTACAACCGTGCAGCAGCATTACAGCCGACCGTTAATGTGTTTGGCAATGTCAACGAGCGACGACTCAATTTTGGTGCGAATGCTGTTAACAAGATCCAAGACCAGAACGCACGTATTGAAGTGATGAATGTCGATACTACTGCCATTCGTGAGTATCCAAACCTATACGGTTTGCAGAAATCGCAGATGCTCAACCTGGTCAACAGTCCAGACACCTCAATCAGTGCTGAGGTTGGCAACCCTGGCTTTGGCAAGACACCGCAAGCACTCAAGACTCAACAAGCACAATTATCCATTGATGACAACGCCCTCCGCAAAGGCTTTGAAGCATTCTTTGAAGAATGGAGCGAGACAGCTATCAATCTCTACTTTGCTGAGCGTAGTGGAGTGGAGAAAATGCAGCTTGATGATGAAACAGCCGAGAAGTTGCGAACATTGGAGCGCGATGGTCATCAACTGGACGGTGTTGAGCTAGATGAAAATAACGTAGCAACTATTGATTTCTCTAAAGCACAAGGCGTATTGAAGTTTAAGATTGACGCTTCAACCACCAAGGTTAATAGCGAAGCGGCACAGCTTGATGCACTGAAAACCCTCATTCAGACGTTAGACTCTAGCCAATCACTCAACCAAGTCGTGCCAATCAAAAAGAAGCTGGCGGCATGGAATGCTATTGTTGCTAACTCTGGCATTGACGGATTAGACGAGCTAAAAGTTACTGAAGAAGAAATGCAGGAGGCGCAAACTCAAACCGCAATTCCTGCTACTGATGAAACAGCCGCAGAAGAAACGGCCGAACAGCCCGTAGAAGATGGGGTGCAGGTTGCTGAAAACCCCGTAGAGCCACAAGAAGATGTAGAGCCAAGCATTGTGAGTGAATTGCGTCAGATAGGTACCCCTGAAGACTTAATCGCGGAAGTGCCAAGCATGATTGAAAAAGGTTTTACCGAAGAGGAGATAATCGCCTCAATCATGGGCGTTATTCAGAAAGAGGAGGATGAATAATGGAAGACAATCTATACCCACGTAGTACCGAGTACTTTGTGCCAAATGCTGACATGGATGAGCAGCGCGAAAAAGCCAAGCAGGCAGAGGAAGAGGCTACAAAAAAGGATCTACATAAGTTGCAGCAAATTGTAGACCGATGGAACGAGCGGATCGATTTCTACAAGTCAGTTGATGCTATCCCAGAAGGGGCTATTGCCGATAAAGAGCAGCTGGCGACTTATATGTTGGCACATAAGGAAGTCGTGCGGATTTTACGAGAGGAGAGGAGTGCATTGGAGAGTATCATCGATCCCATTTAGGGAGGTGTGTTGCTTTGGTTGGCTAATCCTCGCTAGTAGCTAACCAAAGGAGCGCATCTCACGCAGCCCAGGTTCGTCACCTGTGATCGACGCTTAAACAATTTAATGAGAAGGAGGGTGCTATGCCGCACACAGAAGCGGAAAGCCAAGAAGTCGTAAATACCGAGGTAGAGCAGGAGTCTACCCAAGCTGAGTCGACGGCAGCTGAAACACAAAACTCTGAGGCTTCGAGCGAGCCAAACACTAAAGCAGTTATCTCAGATAGCGGCGAGGTGGTACGTGTCAAAGTCGATAAATCCAAGGAGGAAGACAAAGAGGGCGAATCCGAGGACGAGTCAGACAAAGACCCGAAGCCGAAACGGGGCAAGGAAGCCCGCCAAGAGCAAC